GGACAATATCAGCAATGGTGCCTTTGGGTCTGGCACGATACTGAACCTTAACAAATGGTTTTGTAAAATCAATCCTTGAAAAGGACTCATCAACAAATAACTTACGAAAGTCAGCACAAAACTCTGACGGATCAACCTGAACTTCAACACCACGAAAAACAATAATAGCCATTTTACTCTCTCCTTAAACCTGTTCTAACACTTTAGCGGGATAACGGATTTGACCTTCATAATCTAATTGGTCACGCTCAAACTCCGTCATGTAATCGTCAGCCACCACTTCAACACCAAGAATGGTCGAGGTAGCATATTCGTTGGCATACTCGATTTTGTCGGCCATAGAATTAACCACCTCAATGGCCTGCTCTTGGGTACCACTAAAGTTGGGGATGAAATAATCCGATGAACCTTTTGGTTTCCAATATGGCTCGTCTTCAGAGCCATAGTTCTCATAATTTTGGGTCATAACGTAAATCTTGCTCATATCAAACTTTCCACTTTAAACAAATAACTTTTCTAGCATGAACATCACCTGTCCACGTCCACTTTACACACACTGGTTTAGATACTGCGGCAATGCAATCAACTGCATAACTCAAACTCACCAAAACCAAAAAAATTCTTTTACTTAATTTCATATCTTTTATCAACTCAACAGAACCTATTGTACAGGTTTAGGCGAAATTGTCAAGCGTAGAAAAAAGTTCTCACAAAATCCAGTCAAGTATTATGTTAGTGACCACTTACTTACTTCTCAAGATTATCATTAACCTTCTCAAGTTCTAATACCACCAGTATAATACCAGATAATATCGCCATTGCATAATCACCATTATACCAACTAACCACGACCGATAACCATAATACAATGGTAAATAGTTGGCGGATTATCTCTATTGCTTTTTCCATTATGCTCGTTCCTCTGCTTCATCGATTAACATATAAACCATCCGATTATAAGCCTCTTGCTCAATGGCCGTTAAACCATTATCGGCATCCATTTTCTCAATACAATCCCGAAAATCAACGGCATTAACTCTCATGCCATATTGGGATACTATAAAATTAACTTCACTTCGTGTCATATTATTCTCCGTAAATATTAGACCAGCATTTTAACTTAGCGATTTTACGCTCTTTTGCTTTATCAACTGATTGTTTCTGGATAATACCATTCTCAAGCATTAACTCAAACATACACATTAAATCACCGATTTCTTCTTCTAAATGGTCACGGTTACTCTTACCATTGTGAATACCATCAATACCAAAGCGATTAACTTTTGATATTGCCTGTATAACCTCGGCACACTCTTCCTGTGCGATTAAGATAATCTCGGTTTCTTTAATATTCATTGCATTGTATCAGTGGGAGATAATACGGCATCATTAATGGCATTACTCATTAACTGGTTAAACGTATCAGCCTCACCAAGTTCCATATTCATTCGCATTATCCGTGCCAATATCACGGCTGATATTTGTAATGGTTCTAGACCATATTGATTCATTAACTGACCAATCATCATGTCAATATCACCGGCTAATGCCTGTACATTAGTATTATCTACAGTATTCATATTATTCACCAATTAAACTCAATTGGACTTCATGTCCACGAAAATTCTGACATAATCCAGTTGGTATTTCTTGATTATTCAAATTAGCAACCACTCGCATACCGGTTAATCGGCATAATGCATCACATACTGCTGCACGGTGTGATAATGTAGAAAATAGACTATTATAATCTTTAATCTGCATATAAAGTCCAACACCATCAATAATAACCCGCAATTTCTGGCTATTCTTTAAACCCCAAATGATCTGTTTTGTTCGCATAATAAACTCTTTATTTGTTAACTTACCTACAGTATAACAGAACCAGTGAGGTTGGCAAGCTGTATACTTAAGTACTCACAAACTCCGGTCAAGTATTATCACCATTTACTGCCTCGGGACCAGCTGTCATCATAGTCGTCCAGATAATCTTTCACATCCGGTATTTCAATGTAAAAATCTTCAGAGGTCAACGGGTTAAAATCTACACCTTGCTGGCGTAGTCTGGACTCACGTGCAATCCGTGCGTTACGGGCGGCTGCCTCTGGTGTATCGTTGTATTGGTTTAGTTTATTGGCAAGGTGTTGCTTGTGTTCTTGGGAATGCACACGGACATTGCCACAGGACGCTGAACAATAAAGTCCACGCTTGGTGTGCTTCTTTGAGCATCTAGGGCATATCTTTTCAGCAGGCATTAGTAGTATTCAATTTCCTGTTGTCTCATCATGTAATTTCCTCTGTTCAAATTTTTTCTCCTGTATTGTTTTCTCACCCATTGATTTGCGTGGGTTCATACAGAATACACATTGTGGGTTACCGCAATTTAATGCTGAATGTTTGGCAAGGTAATGTTCTTCGCCTTGTTTCACAGGTATACCATTTGCCTTGGCAATCTTTACCTGTTTTTTAACGTGATTCTCTTTTTGTTGAATACGTTTAGAATGTTTAACTTTTGATAACTCGTCCATATGCACTCCTTTGTCTGTCAATTATACATCGGCCAGTCAATGGATGCAACAGCACCAGAGTATCATTGCCGAAACGAAAAACCCACCTCAATGGGTGGGTTAGTCTAGATTTACTACGAAATTAATGAATTGTACTGCCTCATCTTCTACACTAAAAAATCTAATGTATGACCTGAGGGTCAACGTACAATATATGGACACCATAATTGTATCATCATCATGTATGGAGAATTTGATTCTCCAGTTGTTTCTTGTTACTGAATGCCAAGATTTGGTTTTTAATGCCGCTTCACGGAACAGACCAGTAAACTCGCTTTTGGATGTTTTTTTATGCATAGTACCTCAACTATTATGGTATATGTATAACCACAAATAATTGAGGTTTGCGTTACATCAAGAGCCTTTGAGTCGGTCTAAATGGCGGCGAGCAATTGCATTTTTAATTTCAGCAATTACACTTATGATTTTCCATACGAATTTCATATTAGTCCTCTACGCATTAAATTGTCCATTCTGGCCTGTAAATCTTTGTGGTCTACAGAATCTTTTAAATACATCTCAACTTCATCTTGGTAAGATGGTGTGAATGCCTTGTGAACCCAACTCCAAAAATCACTCATCTTCGGCACATCAACACCAGCAAAGGCGTCAAGTGGTCTACTCATTTTGTGAGTCCTTTTTTGTATAGGTTGGTTGCTTCTTCGCTAACGTATGCGGTAACTTCTTCGTTAGACTTTACGATTTGTTTTGTGAATGTTGTTTGTGCATCAACGAATGCCAACAATGGTTTACGAACCTTCTCATCGGTAATAAAACTATTAACGAAAAACTTTTTAGAATTTTGAACTGCATCAATGAATGTGTTATATGCAAACATGGGTATCTCCTTAGACGATTAAATTAATGAGGCCTATTTCAAGCACCTCATTAATATATATGTTGCAATGCAACAAAAACTAGTGTTTATACTAGGTTTTTATTAGTGTGCCGTGTCTAAATCATCATGTTGTATTTTGGCAAGAATGTAATCCTTGACCAATGAAGAACGGACAATATCATGCACAGTAAACTCAATACGGGTAAAGGCGTGCATGTGTTCGGCAATCTCAAAGAATTTCAAAATGCCTGTTACATCATTCTTTTTCTTGTTGAGGTCAGTCTGTCTGTAATCACCACACCAAATGATCTTGGATCGATATCCAACACGTGTCATCACGGTGTCTATCTCCTCAAAGGTCATGTTCTGCATTTCGTCCACAATGATAATGGCATCATCAAAGGACATACCACGAATGAATGATGTTGAAATGAATTCAATGTGACCTTGTTCTTCCAATCTATCCCATGCATCTTTGCGACCAAATAAGGTTTCACATATCTGCCTGTATGGCTGTTGGTAAATCTCCATCTTTTCATTCACATCACCCGGTAAGTGACCAATTTCACGTGATTGTACGGCAGAGCGCACCACGATTATCTTATTGAATGGGTTACTCTTATCGAGCACCTCTTCTATTGCCTTGTACAGAGCACAAAAGGTTTTACCTGTACCTGCTACACCATGTAGTGCAACGAAATAATCTCCTCTTTTATATGCATCAAAGAATAATCTCTGATTCTCCGTTAGTGGATCGAATGTTTGCAAGTCATCGATTTTTACTCTCAAAGAATTACTGCGTGGTTTGGTATCCGCTGAATCAGATACCATGATTTTAGTATTTGCTTTTCTAGCCATTCTTGGTTTTCTCTCTTTACGGTAATTATTAGGCAATGATGTGTGAAAGTTGATGTTTGGCCTCTCCTTCTTTATAAGTATTGGTGTTGCTTTTCAGATGAGCTTTACGAATCTTACATGTGACCCAATCATTATAGTAGTCAGGCGTAAGCAAACACCCTCGTACAAATATTTCATAAGTCTCATAGTAACTGCACTCTGTACGATTCTTACAGAAATACAAAACCTCACGATGGAAACTGTCTGCTCCCATAGTGGCCACATCTTCAATGATTGTTTTGTTCGAACCAAAATAGTTTTGCCAACCTGAATTGACACGGGTTTTCTTTTTCTTCCCGTTAACTTGCCTTGTTGCGGCTTTGGTGAAATACTTCCGGCCAATGTACTTGCGACCGGTTACTTTGTTTGTGATACAGTAGACGTAACCATAATGACCTTCAATCATTTGGTCGGTTACCTCTACACCATTATAAAACCATGCCATTTATTCTTCGTCTTCAGCGTCAGGGTCGATAAAATCATCTTCCTCTAAAGCTATATATTCGCCACAAAATGGACAGTGCATTGGATCACTCTCACACTCTGTCTCGTCATATTGAATTGCAAAGTCCGAACCACACGATTCACATTCGTGATTAACTATTAACATAAGTTACCTCCATATACTATTACTTGAGTATATAGACAACATAGGAGGTTAATTACGGTGTGCCATCAACATTTTGTTGAATAAGCAATTGCCATTCATCATGGCTATAGTGGTAATCTTCCAATATTTTTAACATTCGTGCAAAAACTATTAAGGCTCTCTTATGATTTACTAATTCAGTTTGATGAATTTTTATTTTCTTCTCAACAAAAGATTTTAATAAATTTTCACCTTTTTGTTTTAATTTAATTTTATTTGCAACAATGTTTAATTTCTCTATTAAAGCATTACAACTTATGATAGTAATGTTAGTTTGTTGTTGTGCATGATTTAGGTCAAACTTCATTTTTAAGATCAAATCATCAAACTCTGGATTTATCTGTTGGCTGTACTGTGATATCATGTTTGAAAGTCTTGCTAAAACTTCATTATCTATATTAGTATCATCATAATGATCACCAGTAGAATCATAGTGTTCCCGTTTAATTGGGTCACTTAATACTTCATATGCTAATTTAATCTTTTTAAATTTTTCTTCATCACCTCCCTTATCTGGATGATGTAGTTGTGCTAAGATTCTGTATTTTTGTTTGATTTCTTCAAAAGTACAATTTTTAGGTAATTCTAATTCATCATAGAAGGTGTTTTTTTCCATACCAATATTTATCTGACCTTAGTATAATGGATAATACAGTTGCCTTCTAAGCAATCAATACAGGTTCAAGTCCCTTCGGGCGCACCAAATTTTTCTATAAAATCAATCCATGGCCTACAATGTGCTATTGACATAGAAAACCACATTAAAGCCATTTCAAATGATTGGCCACCACACATGGGTAGATTGAAGTAAAACAAATTAACAAACCCCATAATCATAAACAATGGAGTGGGAAAAAGAATAATAAATGTTTTTATCATTTGACTATTCGTTCATTCTCCATTTGTTCTCTGGCAGGCCATAATCCCACTTAGGATCCATTTCAACATTCCACCTAGTAGTGGCAACATTAAAATCTGGTATCTTCATCTTTTTAGGATTAGATGCTGGTTCTAGAATAACAACACGATTATTTGGTTGTGCTGCAAATTGGCCATTGTCACATTTAATAAAGTTGAATGACTTGTGGTCTTCAACATCTTCACTATGACCACAATCTATAACATTAAAATCTGGATGTGCAGAGTCAACAGTGAAAAGGTATTCACCTTCTAACCAAGATCCATCTTTCATCTTAATCTTACATCTCATATTTGAGATCATTGCTTTTCTAATCACAGTAATATCATACGACATGCTGTTCCACAATTGCAAGAAATCTAAAGGATATGGTTCGCCTTCAATAGGTTTCCAACAAAATGCATGTAATGGTAATTTGTCATACAATGCACCATATTCATTCAAGTACGCTTCGATCCTGAATGCTTGACTACGCTGAGACTTTAATGATATCCACCAGCAAGGTTCAAGTTCTCCGTGACCTTTCTCAAAGTCATAGAGGAATTCTCTGCGAACAAAACATTTGACTGGCGGCAAGTTTGCTACTAGAAAACTCATGCAGCCTTACTCCAGACCTCATCCCATGAACCAGACAAGGCACCTTTGGCATAGTCTGTGGCACGGTTCTCAAAGAAATTGGTGTGTGTTGGTGCATTAATCATTTCTTCAACCCATGGCAATGGATTGCGTTTGACTTTGAATATGCCCTTCATACCAAGGCCAATCAATCTACGGTCAGCAATGTAACGAATATATTTTTTCAATTCATCTGCTGTTAGACCTTCCATAACATTGAAACCAAATGCTAGGTCAATGAACTTATCTTCCAATTCAACCATGCGTTCAGCAATGGTGTAAATGGATGATTTCAAGTCATCATTCCAAATCTCTTGGTTCTCTGAGATGTATGTCTTAAACAACTTCATCATGTTCTCAGCGTGCATTGTTTCATCAACAATAGACCAAGTAACAATCTGTCCCATGCCTTTCATTTTACCAGTGCGTGGGAAGTTTAACAACATAACAAAAGATGAGAACAACTGCATACCTTCAGTGAAGGCACTGAACACGGCGATATGGCGTGCAGTGTTCTCTTTTGTACCATTCTTATTAGAAATGTCCATCACATAGTCGTGCTTGTCTTTCATTTCTTGGTACGCCATGAATTCATTGTACATTGTTTCAGGCAGACCTAATGTCTCAATCAGATGTGAGTATGCGGCAATGTGCAGGGCCTCACGTGCTGCGAAGCCCAACAACATCATGCGAACTTCAGGCTGAGGGAAATATGGCAGATAGTTGTTTACATAACCACCTGCAACATCAATGTCACCTTGAGTAAAGAATCGAAAGATGTGTGTAAGAAACATCTTTTCTTCTTTTGATAGTTTATTCTTCCAATCTTTAACGTCTTCATGCATTGGCACTTCTGTGTGTAACCAATGACTCTGTTCGTGTTTTAACCATGCATCATATGCCCATGGGTAATTGAAAGGTTTAAATGAACTGCGTTCGTCCGTCAGTCTGCTGGGATTTTTCTTAACCATTGACCCATTCCTTAACTAGTTCTTCTGATTTTACACCAACCATCTTCTTAAGTACAGTACCATCTTCAATCATTACCAATGTTGGTACTGAACGAATGCCAAATTCAATCGCCACATCCGATTGTGCGTCAATATCAACGACCTCAATTGGGTATGGTGAATCCACATTGTTTAAAATCATGGCCATTGCTTTACATGGCTGGCACCATGATGCTGTAAATCTAATAATCTTTTTCATTTGTTGCACCAACTTTGTTTTGCTTCACCGTAATATTCACGTGCGAAACCATTTTGAATTAACATTGCTCTGAGACTCTTACCATCTAACAAAACATCACCAAGAACACGGCCACCATATTTGTCCCAATCCATCAATGCAACTTGCCTTTTTTGTGCGGCATTGATTTGTGCCTTCGTGAAAGCTGTTGCTGCTTCGCCACGCTGTGCTTCTTGTGGACACATTGCTCTGTGACCTTTTTCAGGTGTATCAACACCAAACACACGAATACTTAATTCTTGTTTCAATGGCGGTGGCAAGAATGTTGCTTGAAATGCAACCGTGTCACCATCAATAACCCTAGTGAGTGGGAAATCATAGATGACCATTGGTTTTTCTTTTTGTGCAAAACTTGTAACTGACGTTAATGCTAAGATAGCAACTAATAATACTTTTTTCATTTTTATTCCTTTTTAAAAAATTAACCTTCGCAAGCCAAACATTCATTGCCTTGAGCAATGGCACTCATGTCCAACTCTTTAATAACTTCTCTCTCAATACGTTTAGATACCTTATCAGCCTTGGCCAATTTCTCTGAACGGCAGTAGTACAATGTCTTCAAACCTTTCTTCCATGCCAAGAAATGGCAGGCGTGGAGGTATTTGATATTCACATCTGGTCTAAAGAATAGGTTTAAACTCTGTGCTTGATCTATGTATTGCTGACGGTCAGCGGCATGTTCAACAACCCATCGTTGGTCAATCTCCATACCAGTTTTGAACACCTCTTTATCGATCTCACTCATCCAAGTTAGGTGTTGAACCGAACCATCGTTTGCAATGATTGAAGACCAAATATCATTGTAATCATTTTGTGATACTGTCTCTCCATCACCAGCAAGGTATTTTTGAATAACTCTATCTAACCATTTATTCTTGGTCAAATGTGAACCACTCAACGTGTCTTGTCTGTAAGCATTAGCACGATAAGGTTCAATAGAAGGGCTGGTATTACCCATAATAATAGAAGAACTAGCATTGGGAGCAATAGCCATAACGTGAGCAAACCTGCGGCCAGTGCCAGCACAATCTGCCGGAGATCCCCTAAGAGTCCCAAGGTCGGTGTTTGCTTCATCTAGTTTACCTCTGATGTGTTTGAACATTTGGTTGTTAAGGACTTTAGCCATGACACCTTCGAAAGCAACACCATTCCGTTGTAGGTAAGCATGAAAGCCGAGAGCACCAACGCCAATGCTACGCTCACGGCCTGCAGAATACTTTGCACGGGAAATGGCATCAGGAGCATTAACGATAAAATATTCAAGCACATTATCGAGCATCTCAGCCATATCTCTAAGGAATAACGGGTCATTTTTCCACTCATCATAATACTCCAAGTTAACTGAAGATAGACAGCACACAGCAGTACGGTCTTTATCAGTTGGTAAAATAATTTCACTGCATAAATTTGATTGATTGATTTTCAAACCTAGTTTCTTTTGAAACTCAGGTAATGCACGATTACTCGTATCAATGTAATGTATATATGGTTCACCGGTCAACATACGCATCTCAAGTATGTTTTGCCACAATAGTTTGGCAGAAATCTTTTCACGTACTTCGCCATTGTGTGGGTCTTTTAACTCCCATGTATCATCCACATTAGGGTCTAACATAGACTTCTCGACCAACTCCATGAAATCATCGGTGATATTGATACCATGATGTAAGTTCAACGTTCGCATATTGGGATCACCAGTAGGTTTACGCATCTCCAAGAAAATCAGAATGTCAGGATGGGATATGTTAAGATAAGCAGCATAAGAACCACGGCGAGTACGGCCTTGCCTATAAGCCAAAGAAGAAGCATCATAAGTCCTAAGGTGAGGCATGATGCCAGTAGACTTATCATCCGCTGAACGAATACCGAGCCCAATGCCAATACCGCCTCCCAACATTGAAAGCCAGTTAACTTCTGATAGACAATTGACAAGGCCTTCAGAGGAATCGTGTAGATAAGGTAAAAAACATGATATAGGAAGGCCACGCTTACTACGCCCAAAACTGAGAATAGGAGTAGAATATGACAACCAATGTCTACTGCTATATTCGTACAACCTTTGAGCATGTTCTTGGTTAGACCCGAACGCATTTGAAACATATGCGAACCTTTCTTGCGGAGACGTTTCATCGTCCTTCATGTAACTTTCTTTTAATCTTTTTCTACCTAACTCATCGAACAAATTGTCCCGAGAATAGTCAACCTTTATACCGTGAACGATATCCATATTTACTCCAATTAATTATTTTTGTTCTTTAAACTCATTTGCCATCGGAAATACTTTGGCAATTACTTTAGCGCACTCAATCGCAATGTCTCTGTGTTCTTTTTGTGTACCGTTTGCTGAACGGAGTTGTATGTAGTGAATCCACGAACGTAGTGTTCCGTTCATGTAGAGGCGACTTACAGTAAGACCTTCTGGTAATACCGCACGTGCCTGTTCTTTAGCAATGCCATTCTTGATAGCCCACTCATATTCTTTTTTAACTGCATATAACACTCGTTTCTGAGCACGTTCCCACTCAAATGCCAATAACTTCTGTGCCTCATCATTCATATCCAACTCTACACTGTTTTGTCGATTCTTTGTATCTTGCAATCTTGCCTCACGCAACACAAATGCCTCATCAAGTTCAGTTGTAGGGTCTGCATATCGTTGACTAAACTCTTGGAAACTAAAACTACGGTGACGCAAGATTTGTCGTGCAATGTCACGTGTCGTTGTAAGTTCCAAACACATACTCACCATCTCAAGCGGTGACCAATGTTGGTGTTTAACCAAATAACGAATCAACTTCTCACTTGTTTCTTTATTATCTTGGTTTGCAGGGTTTGACACCCTCGCACAAAACGCAACCAATTCAGTCATGTTCTCTGCAAAATGTGACTCAGGCTGCGAATAACTAATCAACTCAACTTTCATACTCATACTTTCTTCCAAAAAATAAATTCAGTTTGTGCCTTAATACCTTTGAATGTGTTACTACTTATAATATCTTCAATTTCATCAGGCGATAAACCATTCAACACCATCTCATTAATATCCTTGCCTTCAACAGTATCAGGCCAAATGACGACATTATGACCTAACGCTATCGCTTCTTGCATCAACTTCGTAATTTCTTTATTACGTGGTTCATTGTCATATATCAAGGTAATATTATTTGCCTTAATATTTTTTACCGATTGGTGCAATGACGAATCACCTGATGCCAGACAGTTACTTAGGAACATGGAATCCAGAGGTCCCTCAACCATTCTAACAGGTTTACTCAGGTCAACTCTATCGAGGCCAAATACCATCTTATCCGCATCTTCTTTAATCTTCAGTGTCACATAACGTAGTTTGTTATCTGAAGTCTCCAATGCACGACCAGACACACCAATGAGGTCATTATACTCGTCATAGAATGGAATTACAAGCCGTGCATCATCGACCACTTTTTTGCCGTGATCTGGAATCAAGGCATCTAAAAATCTTTTGTAGTGTTGTGTGAAGAATAATCTATTGTATGATTCTTTTGGTACCATACGGTTCTGTAGATAGGTCAAACAAAAGTGACCTTCGGGTAGTTTACTGCAAACCTCTGCCTCAGTGAATGAGGTTTCTTTTTGTAGTTTACCAAATCGTGGAGGTGGTATATCAATGAATGAGACTGGTTTGTTTTGTACACCAGTCTCACCACTTTTATAATTCTCCATCACATACTCTTTATACAAAGAGTCATCTAGGTTCTTAATTAGATTGCCTAGATTTGTACCGACACTGCAATTGTGGCAACGATAGAACAAACCATTGCCTTTTTGGTACACGTACCCTCTAGCTTTGCTTTTGTTCCTTTGACTATCACCACAAATTGGGCAAGAGAAATTCCATAGGTAAGAATCTTTTTGTTTAAAGTTACGTAAACGTGAAGATACTAATTTGATATATTTTGAGTCAGTCGATATTGTCATAGACCATAATATAACACAACCTCAAGTGTTTGTCAAGACTAACCAAGGATTTTCATTATTGTTTCCGTATGACCAGATACCCAACCCATAACGGCAATTGCGCCAGCGGCAGTCCACAACCATTTGTCTCTTTGAGTTTTCAATGCACCAAGTTCTTCAGCTAAAGCTTTATGTTGATTACAAGAAGCATCATACATCGTATTTAACTTGTCTGTCAAGCTATCCCTTGTTTTATCAAGGCAATCATGCATATCTTTTACGCCGATTTTAAGATCATCAATTTTCTCATCTAAGTTTTGTACCTTAGTTTCAACAATACCAAGTCGTTCTGTCGTAGTAGCCATTTATTTTTTCTCAGGCACTTTGGTGCCTTCTAACTTCTTATGCACTTTGATTTTTTTACAGTCTTGAGCCGGTTTACCAGTCTTTTTATCCATGATTGGTTTACCTGCTTTGTCCACCTTATCGTGGCAAACTTCTTTTATTTCACCAGATGCAAATACTGGTGTTGATAATATTAAACATAGACCTGCTACAAATATAATGTTTTTCATAATACGTCCTTAAATGTATGGTTGTGGTGCGGCAGGCGGTGCAGATTTACCACCGAATCCCACTGTCACCGAAATTGGTTGTTGACTGTAATCTGTTGATGCACCTGGATTGTATCCACCACCATATGAAGGTGCTGGTTGAGAGAATGATGTTGGTGTTGGTGAACTAAAACCACCGCCGTTGAATGCTGGTGTTGTTGAAGATAACGTAGGTGTTGCAACTCCGCTTGTTGGTAAACTGGTCGAGGCATTTGTTGCACCTGCTACTTTTTCTTGTGTACGTCCATATGCTGTAACACCTAATACACCACCCATGGCAACGTGGAACAAACCACCGCCTTGTAGTGTAATTGGAACCCATTGACGGAAGGCATCATTGGCTGCCTGTACTTCCCAAAACTGTACGATAGTGAACATAATTGGGAACAAAGCAAAGTCAAATAGACAACAAGTCATGTACATCATTGCCATCATTGGACGCCACTTCTTGGTCATCCAATCTTCGTCAGGCTTTTTCTTTTCTGTTTTTAATTCTTTTGCCATATTAAACTCCTAATACGTGTAAGGCGTGTTCATAATGTTTAATGCGGTCCTCAAGTCCAATGGTACCACCGTTGATTCGTTTTGTCAATGTGAGAATATCACCTTTGTCTGCCCACTGGTTAAGGTTGTTTGATTCCCAAAACCAACATGCAGATTGAGCGGCACCTTCAAATGTGGCCAAATACTCAGATACTTCTTCTGGTGAAATTTCTAATGAATCTGCAAATGCTCTGTAGTTGTTTTTGCCTGTCAATTGAATTAGGCCACGACCACAGTATCTGTAACCATCACCAGAGGCCTCATCGCCATTACCCATACGATTAGCATAGACACGATTGGCAATTGCTTCTTGTTTGTTTGGCAATGAACAGTAGTGGTTGGCAATGGCATCATCGGGGAAATACTTCGGAAAGATTTTACGTAATGATGCAGGTCGATAGTTTAGATTCTCTTTAAGTACCATGAAATTACCAGATTCGTGAGCACATTGAGCAATAAATGCTGCAACTCTCTGTGGTGTATTAATCTCATAGTCTGGCAATAATTGTTCTAATGCACTGTACCAATAATCAAGATATGGATTCTTTGGTAGAAGTTGTTTCAGTTGTTCTTTAGTTAGTTCCATTTTTTACCTCAAATTGATAGTGCTACATTGCACACTTGTACGATATATCTAAATGCTTGTTCGTTGTCTGCACATTCCTGAGCAGCACGTACATCACGTATCTCATTAATGAGATAATTTCTTTCTTCTGCGCTAATATTACCTAGTTGGCATTGTTCAACAATGGCCTGAATTTCTTGTTCTAACGGATGCATTATCTTCCTCCCCATGCGGATTTTGCGGCTTCAATTCTTTGTTCAGCAGTCTTCTTACCTATTTCACAAAATATTTTACTACCACCATGACTCATTTTAATTGCATGGTTGTGTAGACCAACAATATTCTCTTGTTGTGGGTCTTTGCGCCAATTAACATAAACCACCATCAATTCAGTCTGAGATATAACTTTAGACCAATTTGCTGATGTGCAATCAACTTTACGCAATTCATTGTCTGTTATTACCAAATAATTCAACAAGACAGGATCATGCGGTTTCGGCCAATACTTCTGTATTGTAGTACAGCCACTCAATAACACTAAACTTAAAATGATTAATAATTTATTCATATGCATATTTATACCCTCTTTTTATCTTTTTTACGCCATTGTAGACACACAACCTTTCGGTTATATACATCACCACTCCAAGCCCACCTGACACATTCGTATTCAGGTGTAGTATAACCAAGTGTTAATGATAATAGTAAACTGACCACTATTTATTCGCCAATGGGTTGTCAATCGCCTTCTGTATTTTACTATCGACTTCTTTCTTTAACTGAACCACTTCACGTTCAATCTCTCTACGTGCGTCAGCCATTTCTCTACGAATAACGTTGGCTTCGTTGCGAGCCTTCTCCAAATCTTCACGTACCGCTTTACGCATATCACGCATCTCACCTTCAGTTTCACGCTGTGCATTCTTAACACTACGTTCCACTTGTTCGGTTACTGTTTCATTGCGGCGAATATCATTCTTCAAATCAACTTTAATATCACGTGTATAGTCTGCACCTTTTTGGCTGTTTTCTTCAATGACTGCCAGTCTCTTGTCAAACTCAGATAAGTCTGGTGCTTCATAAGATGCAATCTTCTTCTTCATGCTTTGATAGTCTTTGTATACCTCAAATGTACCATACAATCCACCTAAAGTGGATGAAACAATAGTAAATGCAACCATTAGTTTGGCTGGTGTAAATTCATAACCACCAATACTGATAACAGTATCTTTGCTTGCATACTTTTTCATAGCCGCTTCGGCTTCATCAATCTTAGCATTTACGTTTTTAATTTCTTCTGCCATTTTAATTTCCTATTTTATATTGTTGATTAATCATTTCTTGGTGTAATCTATCAGAACTCATTTGTCTTAAAGCTCTGGCATTATCTACTGTCTTTTGATTCTTGTAAATTTCTTTTGGTGCATAAAACGCAACATCTGGCATCATTGTGAAATACTGTGCATAATTTGCAGGTTGCTTTGCTATGGATTCGATAGTTACATTTCCTGCTGCTTCGTTGTTTTGCACATTCTTTTTAACATTGCTGTCTTGTTGTGTACCTGCATCCATTTGCGGCAGCATTGATTTTGAATCCATTGCATTTTCAACTGGACTTTTATTTCCAAATTTAATACCTTCTAGTGTTGGCATTTCAATTTGTACTTGTGGTGTGTATCTTGTAGGAGGTGTTATATTATAAGATAATGGCGTTGTTACCATTGATACATTAAACTCTTGTCGTGTGTTATTCTGAAAGTTATTTTGTTGATAACTTGTTGCACTAAAGGTTGTACTTTCAGTTTGAATTCCTGTGTTACTACTATTAAGTGACTGTTGAAGTCTAGCAGAATTTGATGCAGAGTTTCCTTGTTGATTGCCTTGCATTGATATGGATGATCCTTGCAATTGTGTAACTGATTGTGTACTTGATGTTAGTGATGTTCCTGTTTGTGATGAACCACCACTGTTTGCAATACTTTGTGTCTGTACATCACCTGCAATTTTTTCTGCTTGTTGTTTAGCACTCTCACCAGCAGAAGATGCTTGTGCATCGGCAGCCTGTACCACAGATTTTTCTAGTGCCGCAGTCTTTTCTTGATTTGAACCAATCATGTTCAGTACTGATGATAGAGATACTGTTGATTTCGAACCGCCTGAAGAATCAGACACTTCACCAACTTTAGTTTGTTGGCCACTTGGTGCTGGTTGTGTAGATGCAACTTGCGATGCTGGACCTGGTGCTGGTGCTCCCATAGGTGCGGGACCTGATGGAGGTGGTGGAGGTTGTGAGCCTTCGGGTGGAGGAGGACTTC